ATGGACTTAGCAAAAGATGGAATACAAAAAGCAAAGGTAACAATAAGAAGAGAGAATATGTAATGCCACAAAAGAAAGATCCAAGACTAGCTAGAGCTGGAGTATCTGGTTTTAATAAACCTAAACGAACTCCTAACCATCCTAAAAAATCTCATGTTGTTGTAGCTAAACAAGGCGATAAAGTTAAAACAATTAGATACGGTGAACAAGGAGCCAGTACTGCTGGCAAACCTAAAGCTGGAGAATCTGCTAGAATGAAAGCTAAAAGAAAATCATTCAAAGCAAGACATGGTAAAAATATTGCAAAAGGAAAAATGTCTGCAGCTTACTGGGCTGATAAAAGCAAGTGGTGATGAAAGAACTTAGACTATTATTTTTTATATTGTTTGCGTTCACATTTGTAGCTGTTACTACAGATGTAAAAGCTGAAACCAACACAGTGTCCTCAACTGTAGTTACAAACTCCACACCACCTACAGCTAATGCTCCATCCGTAATTAATTCTAACAGTGATATTTGTAAAGTTGGAGTTGGCTCTAGTGTTCAAAATAATGTTTTAGGTTTTGCTACAGGCTATGTAATAGATGATGAGTTATGCCAAAATTTAAAATTATCTAGATCATTGTACTCAATGGGAATGAAAGTTGCTGCAGTATCTGTATTATGTCAAGACCCTCGAGTCTTTGACGCGATGACAGATGCAGGAACTCCGTGCCCATATAATGGAGCTATAGGAACAGAGGCTCAGGATGGTTGGAAGAATAACCCAGAGAGTATTCCTGATGGAAGTAAATATAAAATAGATTACGTTGAAGACAACAAACCAGAAACACAGGAGTTTAGTGATGCGGACAATGCTTTATTATTTAAAACTTTGTTTATTCTTACTACTGGTATCATTATCTTCTAAAGCAGATTGCCTTCCTGATATAGAAGGACTTTGTATTCCTGGCGTTACAATCACAGAAGATACACAAGTTGACATTACTGAAGAAGACAAAGGTACAGAAATTGTTACAACAACCAAAACTACTGTAACTACCACTACTACCACAGTCACTAATGAAGATTCAGGAGATATTCTTGATGGTAGTAATGATTATGTTACTACAACTAAAGAAGGTGATATGGATTATGATTGGGGTGGTCAAGGACCTGCAAATAATCCTAGTGGTAACTCTTGCTACGGCTTAGGTGCAGATAAATGTGCACAGATAACAGGTGGTGGTAATTCAACATCTACTATGGGTGTACCAGGGATGGGCACAACATTTATAAATACAATTGACATATCTGATTTAGAAATAGATAATGGTGGAAAAGTTAAATATACAATAGAGGTAGACAAACAAGATGCTCAAGATAGAATATACATGCACATTACAGGACTTAACGGAACTAGCCAAGTCTTTTCAGGTACTGACATCTTGTCTGAATCTGGAGTATCAACAGGCTACCAATCTTATAACGGTTCTTTCGATTTCGGTGGCGTTCTAAAAAGTTTAAAAATTGAAATAGGTGGTAGAGATATTAATCTTGCTGTTGGTCCTTTATTTGATGATGTATCAGTCAATGTATTTTACAATGTTATTAATACAATTGTTGAACAACAAATCACCTCAGTGGAAGAAATAGTTTATCTTAATATTTTTGATCCTGTAGAAATAGAGTTTGCAACAGAAGTGATTGAGTTTAATGATATTACTGTAGATGAAGCAGGGGATGTAGAGTTTGCTCCTATAGAATCACAGCCAGAAGAAGTATCATATGAAACTGTAGAACTAGAGATACAAGAGTTTGAATTAGATATTCCAGAACCAGAAGTTGCTAGTGTAGAAATAGAAGCTGAAATGGAACTTGAAATAGAAATGGAAGTAGCCCAGGTAGAGGAGGCAGTAGATGAGCAACCGACAGAAGAAGAAACAAACGAAGTTGACAATAAAGCAAATGAAGAACCTACTCCAGAAAATAACGATACCTCTGAACAGAAAGAAGCTGAAGTAGAAAATTCTGAAGAAGCAGAAGAACCAGTAAAACAACCGTCTGCTAAAGAAAAAGCTGCAACAAAAATAGTAAAAAAGATTGATGACAAAGCAAGATATGACGAATCAAATCAAATGAAAACATTAATAGTAATGCAAATCTTAGGCAACACTAAAACATTTTTTGATACTCAATCAACAATACAAGATACAAATGTTAATGAGTATTTGAATAAAGTAATAGATGATCCATACAGTGGTTTATTTATAGCAGAACAAGGACAAATAATGGAGGACATAATAAATGCCCAGTATTGAGTATCAAGGAATGAAGTTTTCTGGAGGGAAATTCTTCATTATACTTTCACTGATCGGTGCCATTGTAGGTGGTGGCTGGTCTGGATATAAATTTTATGATGACTACCTTACAATGAAAGCACAGGTGCAAGAGTATACAGCGCCTGACTTATCAAAGTATGATGAACAACTTGCTGTTTTAAAATCAGAGCTAGACATGATTCTAGATGAGATTAATCTAGTGGCTTCAGTAGCCAGGGATTTGAAGACAGACATGAAAGCAGATTTGCGTCAAATGAATGGTGACATCAGACACATTACAGAAATAGTTAATGATGTAGAGGACAGGCAAAAAGCTGATACAAGAGAAGTATTTGATGAGCTAAAGCTTATCGAAGAGAGTCTTGACTTACAGATAAACAAAGCTTTAAATAACCCATTATCAGGGTTGTCATCTAAGAAATAATTTGTTATAATATATTCAACAGGGGCATTTAAAGGTGCCCCCCTTTTTACAGGAGGATCAATGTTAGACCAGACTAAAGTATATAAGGAACGAATGGACAAAGTTTTGAGTGAGGCTATAGAAGTCAATAATACTCAATTAATAAATGGGAGTGCAGAAGATTACGCTAACTATAAATATTTAGTAGGCGTAGGACAGACTCTAGCAGATATGAAAGATCGTCTGCATACAGAGTATCATAAGCTATATAAAGAAATAGCAGGAGGCATAAATGAGTAAAGATCTACCAAAACCACAGGGTTATAGGATGTTACTAAAACCTTGGGAACCATCAGAGAAATCTACTGGTGGAGTAATATTTTCAGAGCAAACAAGAGAGATGATTAGATTCGCTTGCGTAGTATCTGAAGTAATAGACATGGGTTCAGAATGTTATAAAGACATGAACAGATCCAGCACCACGTGGTGTAAACCTGGAGACTTTGTATTGACAGGAAAGTACGTAGGACTAAAGTTTAAGTGTGATAATGAAGACTATTCTATTATCAATGATGACGAAGTAGTCGCAATTGTACCTAAGCCAGATAAAATAAAGCACAGATAAACACTTGCAAATATACCACAATGTGTGGTATTATATTGGCACAGCGTATAAACGCAGTTCGCAACTGACGGAGGTAATATGATAGAAGACCCAAAACAAGAAGAGCTTAGTCAAGAGGATGAACTCGAGATTGAGATTGATGAAGAAGGCCAAACAGAAACGTCTTCTGAAGAGCTAGATGCTCCAGAACAAGAAACTCCCGAAACTGAAGTTGATGAAGAAGAACTAGTAGAAAACACTACTGAGGAAACTCCAACTGAAGATGAGGAAGAATCTGATGACAAAAAGATGTATGGCAAACGAGCTGAGAAGCGGATTAAAAGACTTGTCAAGCAACGTAAAGAGCTTGAAGAAAAGCTCCAGGCACTCGAAGATGAAAAAGTAAAATTTCAAAAAGAGCGCCAAGAGTTAGTCGGAAGATCAGCTGAATCTGAACTTGCTGCAGTAACGCAGTATGGGGATAGACTGAAGGCTCAAGAGCGAGAAGTACTAGCTACTCTTCGTGATGCTAAAACAAATGGTGATGTTGATAAAGAGATAGAAGCTACTGATAAATTAGCGTCTATTAAAGCTGAAGCATTAGTTGTAAAGCAGTATGAAGAAAGAGCGAAGTCAGCTTCTACTAAACAAAAAGTTTCTGATGAAGAGACTGATAAACAGCCAGAGCAACAAAGAGCTCCCGATAGGAAAGCTTTGCAATGGCAGAAAAGAAACTCCTGGTTTGGAGGCAATAATCAAAGTGAAAAGATTATGACCCAAGCCGCGATGATAGTTCATAAGGAACTAATAGATGAAGGAATATATCCTGATGCTGATCCTGATGAATACTATAACGAGTTAGACGCTCGTATTCGTACAGAGTTTCCTGAAAAGTTTAAACAGAACTCTTCAGCAAAAAAAGTACAAGTAGTAGCGGGTGGAACGCGCACTTCCCCCAGTGGCAAACAAAAAGTCACATTGACTAAATCAGAAGTAGAGACTGCCAATAAAATGGGAGTATCTTTACAAGAATATGCGCGACAAAAGATGCGCCTAAATCAGGCGAGATAAGGAGTAGATGAATGACACAGGCTACTAAGACAACCCGTACAACGCGAGCTTCGGGTACTCGCAAGAAAACATGGGCACCACCTAGTAAGTTGGATACTCCAACTCCACCAGAGGGTGTACATTATAGATGGGTTCGACATGAACTCCTGAATGAAGATCAGTCAGGAAATGTACATGAAAGAGCTCGTCAAGGATACGAACCAGTAACACCCGAAGAACTTGGCGGGAACTGGCAATCGGATGTTTTAGACACAGGAAAGCATGCGGGTGTAGTTAGAAGTGGTGATTTAATTTTGATGAAAGTCGATCAAGAGATCGCGGATCAAAGAAATGACTACTACGATAACAAGACCAGAATGCAAGAAAGAGCGGTCAACTCTGAATTGCAAAGTAATAACAGCGCTGCAGCACCTATCAGCCAAGACGGATCTTCCTCAGTCACACGAGGCGGAGGAAATAAAACTGCAAAGTTTGACGACTGATAGTAATATTGGTCATGACTTTGTTTAACTATACTATGGAGGTATAAACATGGCATATGGCCTAAAACCAAAGAAGCACGCTAAGGGTGGTTTAATTAGAACCAATAACTTTAGTGGCTCAAATGGTTACAGAATAGCCGCTACTGCCCCAACCGCATTCTTCGAAGGTGATCTCGTGACTTTTTCAGCAGGTAATATCGTAACTGATATGGCAGCTGCAAGTCCTGGCGCAGTCGTAGGAGTGTTTTATGGAGCAGAGTACGTAGATAATGCATCTGGCGAAGTTAAATTTGTTAGAAGTATTCCTAATGGCACTGTAGCTAAAGACAAATACAAAGTGTATGTATATGATGATCCAGATATCATCTTTGAAATCGAAGCAGATCAAGCAGCAACTGCTATTGCAGCAGCTGATGTAGGTAAAACTGTACAGATTGTAGCTAATCCAACAGGATCAGCGATTACACATAAATCAGGGTTAACTGCTGATTCAAGTACTAAGAATACAACTAACACTTTTCCACTAACTATTTTAGGTAGTGCAGAAGCAGATGATTCTTTTACTTCAGCAGGAACTACAATGGACATAATGGTGAAAATTAATACTCATCAATTTGGACTAGGCGCTACTGGCGTAACAGGAATATAGGAGGATAATAAATGGCTATATCAAGAGCACAAATCCTTAAAGAACTGGAGCCAGGTCTTAATGCTATTTTCGGAACTGAATATAACAGATACGAGAATGAGCATGCCGTCTTGTTCGATGA